TATTGGGATTTTTTTAAATATAATAATTGCTAGTGCGGGTTGGTATCTACAAATAACCCCTGAGATATTCTTTTTACCCGGGTCTATTGCTGGTGTCATAATTGGTTTAATGTCGTTTAAATTTATTCTTGACGTTATTTACGGCGACTTATAATTTTATATTGAGGATTGAATAATGATAATTAGCATGGATAAGAAGTATACAAATGGTCAAGGCGACACTGTAAAGGTGTTATCTATTGAAGCGACTGGATTTTACCCTGTTGTAACTTTAACCAATGGTAATTGTGAAACCTACACATTGGCAGGGGTTGCGTATAGAAGGAGCAAGACGCCTCAAGAAGACCTAATTGAAGTAGGAGAGTACATACCTAAACCTAACGAAGTAATAGCGGTTTGGGATTACGAAGATATTGAACCCTTCTTCGACAAGTTTTTGAGGTTTGGAACGGGTGAGAAATTTTCTGTTTATTGTGCAGGAGATCAATATGCGTATTACCGCGCACTAACTGACGAAGAAAGAGGTATAGACCAATGATTGAAAGAACGATCACCGAAGAAAATATTAACACAGCATGAAGAAGTGCGCGCATGAAAAATCAAAATGTGTTGATTCGCGCCCTTTTGCTGGCTATCGTCGCCGCCGGTATGAATGCGTTTCTTGTAAATGGCGTTGGTCAACAGTAGAAGTAAAAAAGCCAGAGCATTTAAACATAGGTGTTCTTACTCAAATAGACATATTTTTACAATGCGATGAAAGGCAAATCGCCGCTATCAACAACTTAATATTAAACTTTCAACCCAGAGAGGACTGAAGCAATGGTAGTCAAACCGACGAAGAAAAAGGCATAACCGTTGCCACTTAATAAAACCACAAAAGAGTGTCCACAGTGCAAAAACACCAACTTAGCACTGGTGGCTACTCTCAATTATAAATATTGCGTAAAGTGCAATATCCGCATCTCTTGGCACTTAGCAAAAGATCAAAAACAATTACTATAAATCAATTGTATTTACTTTTAGGATGCACAAAGCAGAGCAGGAAAAATAAACATTAAATAACCCTTGCACTGTGTCTCGCGATACTATACTATGTGGGTATTGAAACAGCGAAAAGGCAGAAAGAAATAGAGTGTTTAGATTGTGGTTACTGTAAACGTCCCCATACATGTTGCGGGGCTGGGCAGTAGCTCAGATGGGAGAGCGTCCAGTGCTTTTGGTGATATAGGGGTTTATAGCCTGACATAACCATTTAGCTGGAAGGTCGTTGGTTCGATCCCTTCCTGCTCACAGTAGCCACAAACTAAGCACTTTATTAATTATAAACTCCAGAACCCCAGCAGATTAATAAGTTTAACCAGCCTCTTAAATGAGGCTTTTAGGGTATGAAAACAAATAAACCAAAATCCAGAGCAGCAGACAACAAAGCACTACGAAAGCGTAAAGCTGACCAAGGCTTTGTCTATTATCGACCTGACGTAACACCAGACGAAAAACAATATCTGGTCGATAAGTTGGCTGAGTTTCGCGAAAACAAATTAACGGGAGAATAGACCATGACAACAAACAGAGTATATAAGCCGTGGGCTTCTCAGAGCCGTTGACATAGAAGCATCTGGCCCTGCATTTGATTACACATCCTTTGGCTGATGAAGCGAAAGCAGAAACATACTTATTTCAGTATGTCCCGTGGAGTCTCCCAAGCAGGGGAATAACTGGAGACCTAGACGGCTCACTACTTATATACTTTGATTAATTAGCAACCAACCAGGAGAATAGAACATGAGTAACTTTATACCAGTATCAGACACCTACGCGATAGCATCAGACACTCGACAATGGATGATCAAGAAATCTCAGAACGTAACCGACAAAGAAACTAAGGTCGTATCGGTCGAATGGGTATCAAAGTCGTTTTATGGTGATCTTGAGCAATGCGTTAAAAGTCTCGGTGAAGAAATGTTAAGGTCGTCTGGGTCAAATAGCTATGACGAGTTAGTCAAGTCAGCTAAAGAAATATCCGACTTGTTAAACCAAAAGTTTACCGAGTCAGCCAGCTTAAAAATAAACCGTTTAGGAGAATAGAACATGAATACATGGCCTGTCGGCAAAAGACACGCAATGAGTCAATCAGATCACGCAAAATGGAATAATAGAAACTACCCTGGAACATTAGAACTTTGCTCAAAATGCGAAGAACCTACCGGCAATTGTGAGGAAGATAATATTCTTGACGATGATGGCTTACCACATTGTTATGACTGCGCTGTTGGTTGTGGTTTACTTGAAGGAGAATAGAACAATGCCAAAGTTTAGAAAGAAGCCAGTAGTAATCGAGGCATGGGTATGGAACGAATCAAGAACCACCTTTAATAAAATTGGATGCAAAATGATGTCTTGTGACGGTCACAGAGACACGCCAGATTTAATTATTAATCTCAGAATTGAAACGCTAGAAGGATCTATGCGAGTGGATAAAGGTGATTACATTATAAAAGGAGTCAAGGGTGAATATTACCCCTGCAAGCCTGATATTTTTAAACTAACTTACGACTTCGAGGGAGAAGAGAACATGATACATGATTCTTTTAATTTTAGAAAAAATAAACAATATAGAGATACTCTTCCTGATCAAGATAAAAAATTAATGGATATACTTATAGTTTTTGGATCAAATATAGACCCGCATGGTTACGATGACGGCGACTATTCATTGGCTATAAAAAATATAAAAGAACTTTTCAAATCAAAAGGAGAATAGAACATGAACAAATTTATATTTACGGGTAATTTAGGCAAAGACGCAGAAGTAAAAGTAACTCAAAGCGGAATGAGTGTTTGCTCTTTTTCTGTAGCGGTCAAGTCTGGCTTTGGCGATAAGGAAAAAACAACATGGGCCAATTGCGCTCTATTTGGGAAACGCGCAGAAGGGCAGCTTCCACAATATTTGACGAAGGGCGCTCAAGTATGCATCAGTGGTCAACTAACACTTGACGAGTGGAAGGGAGAAGACGGCACAACGCAAAAAACGCTCAAGGTTAACGTTGATGATTTGGACTTGATTGGCGGTAAGAGTGATGGTCAGTCATCCGCACCAGCGCAGAGACAGCCACATACTTTTGAAGCTGGCAATAAGCAAGCACCAGCAGCGGGCGGGTCTGGCGGTGGTGTAGATGGTTTTGAGGATGATATTCCCTTCGGCCCAATTGATTTTAGAGCTTACTAGCAGAGGCCGGTCATATGGGAAACGTCAACTTAGATGAAAAAATGACCCTCGTTTGGGAAGAACCAACAAGGTCTGGCGGTATGCACTGCATTAAGTCGGGCCCGTATTTAATCACCAAGCAAGATAACAGGTATCAAGCGTCAATCCAGCGACGATGGGAAAACTTAGGCCCAGCCGGTTCTTTAGCAGAAGCCAAGCAACTATGCGAGATTACAAAATGACATTCTGGATAATAGCGGCAACAACTATAATTTTGCTTACGGTCGGATTACTGGCATTGTGCGCTTTCTTTTTCTATCAAACGGATATGCCAGATAATGACGACGAAACCGACTACAACGATAGGACGGGTTGATGAGTAAATATGAGCTACCAAGTGGTGAAGCGTCTGTTGAAAAAACTGCATCTATGCTAGGGGAAAGAGACTACACCTACCCTTTATCTAAAAAAGACATAACAAAAGCATTAACTGAGGCACTTGATGAGCTATGGCTAAAGCAAAATCTCATCAATGAGTTTGACGAAAAACTAGATCAAGCATTGGATATGCTAGATATAAGATCTAGAGATTTCCTATTCGCTGAGTGGGAAGCACTAAAGGATAACGACAGCAACGATAGAAAGGTGTAATAGCATGAAAAAAACAGCGGCAGAATGGGAACAGTTATCAAACAGATTTGAAAAAGGTCTTGAAATAGCAGCAAGGCAACACGCAGCAACTACCAAAGAAAATAACGATCTAAAAATTGAAGTTGAGCGATTAAAGCGAAAGTTGGCAAAGCAGAACGCGGTATTTTGGGGCAACAAGGAGTCTATGTGATGAGTAAAAAGCGCTCTATCCCACAAAACGGCAGCCTTCACCAAGGCTTAAGAAGTTTGGGCGATAAGTTTAACGATGCTGGTTTGGATATGCGAAAGGTATTAAAACCGGCTTTCGATATACCTTGGACAGAATCCTCGGTTAAAAAGTTTATGTTCAATCCTATCGCAATGGTCATGTACGAAAAGACATCGAGCGAATTAAGCACTGTCGAGATACAAGAAGTTTGGAAAGTCTTAATCAGGCATACCGGCGAGAAGCATGGGGTTACAGTTGATTGGCCTAATCACCATAATGGAGGTAAGTGCTAATGAAAATTTACATATTTGTCGCAGATTATTACGATTGGCTACTAGTATTAGCATTTGTGATTGTAGCGGTTCAGGTCTGCGATATAGCAATTAAATCAACGCGGGGTAAGTAATGAAGTCAAAATTTAGGTTTTTATGTTTTTTTGGTTGGCATAAGTGGGAAAACGCTAATAATTTGAAGACAAAATCAAGCTTTTACCCACTACGCGCTTGTAAACGATGCAAGAAGCTACAAGAGGGTACTTATGATATGGCCTATGGCTGTACTAACTGGATGGACAAGTAAACATAACACCATAAAACACAAATAAGGGGTAAGTAATGGCAGTCGGCAAGCATAGATGCACAAATTGTAAGTGCTACTTCCCATCAGATACTATGATAGTAGTAACGGCCGGCAAGTTTCACAGCAAAGAATGCCTTTACGCTTACGGCATGACCAAAACTGACAATTTAATCAAGTCGGCAAAGAAAGAAAAAAAGAAAATTAATGCAAGGCAAGATCGGGACTATTACGACAACGATATTAAAACAAGAAAGAAAGCGGCTAAGGATGCTTGTCATTTATGGATAAAGATTCGCGACAAAGGTTTTCTTTGCATTTGTTGTAATAAGCCAATTGGTGGATATGGCAATGCTGGTCATTATCACGAATCAGGAAATAACTCAAGAATCAGATACGATGAAGATAATATTCACTACCAACGGATCTATTGCAATATGTACAAGGGTGGCGACTCAGACGACTACAGGGGCAATCTAATCAAAAAGATAGGCATTGATAGGGTGTTAAGATTGGATAGCTTAAAAGGCGGCGCAATGAAGCGCACATGCGAAGATTATAAGGATATAGAAAAATACTTTAAACAGAAGATCAAGCATCACGAACAGCGGATAGGTGAATAGATAATGAGATTAACAGAACAAGAAGTAGGAATAGGCTTAATGATTGTTACTTGCAAATGTTGCGGTGAAGTATATAAAGCGCATATTCAAATGAATGCTTGCACCTACAGCCTTAACCCGAATTTTGGATGCGATAAATGCCAAGGCGTTGTGCCAAATAGCAGAATGATAGCGGCGCAGGCTAAGGCTTTGTAACACTAACAACAGGGGTATAGACAATGCAAAAAAACGAAATAAGTCAAATTGATGAAGATGTTATGTTTCTTTTTCGACCGCAAAGAGGCTCTTTAGATAGTGCAATGTCGGAAGTTAAGGGGTATAGCTCAAAACAAATGCTGATAGACGACTTACAAGCCGAGATGGATAAATATGGCGTAGGAAAATATGATTGCAGCAAAACAACAATAGAAAAATACGGAAGCGGAATTGATAAGCGTATTGGATGGGATACATACATTGTTCATTTAGAAGAGTATGGGGTATTTGGTTTTACTAACGGACCTGCCGAAACATAACATTGACAATAGGGGCATATCATTGAAAATATCACCATATCTCGAAAGTTTATTGAAAAAGTGGGGATCTAACACCCGAAGGATCAAACCCTGGCATACTGAATGCGTGTACCTGAAAGAGTACAGCGGTCAAACGTCGAGAGAGCCAGTTATAAGCACTGAGACAGACGAAGTAGAATTGATAGGCATAGCCATAGGTAACATGGCACAACCGCTTAGACGGTCACTAGAGGCTATGCATAAGCACAGATTTAGAACTGATGCTTGTCGCGCTAAATGGTGTCGATGTAGCAAGAAAGATTTTAAAGCTAGCTATTGGATAGCAATAGCAAAGCTAGAGTATTTCGTAGCAGAAGAAATGACGGTAAACAATTAAAAGGGGAATAAAATGTTTTTAGATTATAGGATTGGAAGACTACAAATTAAGGTTGATGTTCAAAAGGCGCTAACTGATAAATTAGAAATAACCGAAAAAGAATATGGCCGAGCTTATTACACAGATAAATTCCATAAGGCTCATTGCCAATGGGTAGAATTGAGTAGTAAGCTGAAATTGCTTAAAGACAAAAAGTCAAAATCTTCCACCAAAGCAGAGGAACAAGATTATTAATAGCGCAAATTTACCTAATTTAAGTTTATTTGCAATATTCTAAAAAATATGTTACTTTTATTATTACGGTGCGTTTTTACCCACTAAACAACAAGTTACCCGGCAAGACCCAAGCACTGTCCATGCGCAGTGCTTTTTTTTGCTACAATTTCAGCCCGTCTGCCAACAAATCCAGAAGCGGCCAGCACCAGCGGTCAGCACCTAACTATCGCAGCACGGGCGAATCCAACAGAGAAAATAATGACTATCACATCTATCGTTGTACACTGCTCAGCATCACCACAAGGCAGGGGTGACGATGCAAGTGAGATCCATAATTGGCACAAGGAAAACGGATGGTCAGGTATTGGCTATCATTATGTAATTATAGAAAATGGCGAGATACAGAAAGGTAGGCCCGATTATTGGACCGGCGCTCACACTGGAGGCCACAACACTGGATCGATAGGTATCTGCTTAATTGGCATGGGTGGTGACGCTACCGAGGCTCAAATGCTTTCATTGAAGCAATTAGTCAAAGGTTTGACATATGAACATAAAGGATCGGTTGTTTTTGGTCATAGTGACATCGACCCAGTAAATAAGCCCGATTGTCCAGGCTTTAACGTGAAGGAATGGTGGAGCAATACAGTATGATTAAATTACTGTTAATACTATTATTCAGTACATCGTTAAGCGCTGCTGACTTCCTATACCAGAAAAGCGACTTATTCTTTTTTGATGACGGCGAAAAGTTTTTAATGTGTAAGCCAGCAAAAGAAGGTTATTTGACTAAATGCTTAACACAGGATAAGAAAACAAGATTTGAAGCTATGTATAATTGCACAGTAGCTTTTAAAGAAGATGGCTATTTGAAAAACTGTAACCCTACCGGTGACATATAATGGGATTTTTAGCTAATCTATTCAGCGGCGGCATTGTTAGTAGTGTTGAGCGTATAGCCTCAGAATTCATTGAAACTGATATGGAAAGCGCGGAAGCTAAATCGCTAATGATTAAAACGCTCGACCCAAACGGCAAGATGCGCCGCGACTTATCAAGATTTGCGTGTAGAGCATACGGGTTTTATTTGGTATCAATGGTTGGGTTGGGTTTTATGGTAGCGTTTGGAATTGGCAACACAGAGGGAGCAAAAGAAGCAATGACCATGCTAGTCGAGTTATTCCTGCCGATCACAGCTAGTTGGGGCGCGATAGTTTCAGCCTCTTTTGGCGTTAATGCAACAAACAGCGTAAAAGGCCGATAAATGTCTGATACTGACTTTGAAGCCGGTAAGAGAGCTGGTGCAATTATAGCAATCGAAGACCAGCAGAAAAGGCAAACAGAAAGGCTTGATAATCACGACTCTCGCTTAACTACACTGGAGAAAGTGCATTATGGCTTTGTCGGTATTATGTTACTAATCACATTTTATAAGGAATTTTTGGGGTTTATAAATGGCTAAAAAGAAACAGTTTAAAGATGTAAAGAAGAAAGAATTTAAGAACGTCAAGAAAAAAGAATACAAGAAGGTCAAGAAAACGTGAAACTAGATGCTAGATGGCTACAACTTATAGTCATAGCGCTTCTACTCATAATTGTATTTCAGAACGAGTCAAACGAAAACCAAATTTTAGGATGGGTCCAAGAATATGGCGCAATTGTCAATTCAATGGAAACGCATCTAATCAAGACAGATCCAAGTTATATCCAAATCAAATAGGAACAACCATGAACTCAGTTAGGCAGGGAGAAACATTTACATTTACGACCGGCTTAACTGATGTTGAAGCGTCTAAATTAACTAACGTGTTTAACGTCATGCAATACCCTGGGGACACACCAGCCATTACAGGAACGATCACAAGCAACAAGCGTATATTAACAAGCGCCGAAACAGCAGCACTCGCAATTGGTCAATGGTTTATCTATCTAAGGTCAAGCGATACTGAGGACGACACACGTGAACCGGTTAAGCTGTACATATCTAAAGGGTGGACATAATGGATAAGCAAGTTATTTCATATGACGAATTAATAAAGGCGGCTAATATAATGGATGAACAGGCAAGCAATAATCAATACGCTGCTTCACAAAGTCTATTCATAAATAAGGTGCTACACCAAGAAGATTATATTTATTCGGCTGAGTTTGCTATGAAGATGGCTAACTTTACAGATAATGGCGATGGAACTTTAAGTTTTAAAAGGCCAGCGACATATGTTGACGCAATAGGTGAAGGTAATGGATAACATAGAACATATAAATTCTAAGCTAGAAGAGTTTAGCGATAACAATTGCAACAGCCATTATTGCCATGTAAAGGATAATGGGAAGATCCAAATAGAGGGTGATTTTACAATAGCTGAAATTGAATCTTACCTTGCTGTATTAAAAGACAATCCATTAAAAGCAGAAAAATATTCATACAATAATTTCTATAAAATGATAGGCGTAAGCAAGTAATGCCAGCCGGTAGACCTTTAAAGTTTGAGACTCCAGAGATAATGCAGGAGCTGATCGATAAGTATTTCAAGACCTGCACTACAAGGCGTTTACTGCAAGCCGGTGGCGAAGTGTCAGAAGAGAGTGAAAGTGCTTTAGACTTCACTGAGGACGCTTACCCAACAATCACGGGTCTATGTTTAGCGCTTGATACTACTAGAGATTTATTAATTGATTACACAGAAAGAGACGAATTCTCCGACACTATAAAAAAGGCCAAGAATAGAGTCGAGGCTTTTAACGAGCAAAGACTGTTTGGTAATAATGTAACAGGTGTGATCTTTAACCTTAAAAACAATTTTGGTTGGAAGGATAAGACTGAGACAGATATAAACGCAAAGGTTGAAACCAAAGACGGAACAGCGTTAGACGCTATCAGGATTGCAATTGAAGCAAAGTCTGTCACTGATTGATCAATTAGCGGCTATGCCTATCTCAATGCGAGAAGAGGTACTAAGCCAGCTATCAGAAGATCAGGCCGAGGAACTACAGTATCAATGGTTTGGCTGGATGGCACGACCAGCACAAGAAATTCCTAAAGGTGATTGGGCTTATTGGTTAATACTAGCAGGCCGAGGATTTGGCAAGACTAGAACGGGCGCAGAGGCAGTCAGGGAGTGGGTTAAGACTAATCAATATGTAAACTTGATCGGTGCTACTGCCGATGACGCTAGAGATATTATGGTAGAAGGTGAGAGCGGCATACTTGCCATATGCTCACCAGACGAACGACCGTACTATAAAAAGCACGAATCTAAACTTGAATGGCCAAACGGTGCAACGAGTTTAATCTTTACAGCAGACAAACCAGATCGATTGCGTGGTAAGCAACATGGTAAGTTATGGGCCGATGAGTTAGCAGCATGGCGATACATGGACGCATGGGATCAAGCTAAGTTTGGTTTAAGACTCGGTACTAGGCCACAGGCGATTATCACGACTACGCCAAGGCCGTTAAAGTTACTCAAGACAATAATGGAAGATCCCCAAACAATCGTCACACAGGGGTCCACATACGACAACAAGTCTAATCTTGCCAAGTCGTTTTTCTCTTCAATCATTACACAGTACGAAGGCACTCGAATAGGTCGGCAGGAATTAAACGCTGAACTACTCGAAGATATGCCAGGCGCATTGTGGAAGCGGAATGACATTGACGAACATAGAAAGAGCGCGAATTCTTTACCAGATATGGAGCGAGTCGTTGTTGCTGTTGACCCATCAGTTACAAACAAAGAAGGCTCAGACGAGACAGGCATTATATGCGGTGGCCGGGGTACTGATGGTCATGCGTATGTCTGGAATGACTCAAGCAAGCGAATGTCTCCGAGTGAGTGGGGAAAGATAGCAGTCAGTCTTTTTCATTCTGAATCAGCCGACGTGATAGTAGCTGAATCCAATAATGGTGGCGATATGGTCGAAGATACAATTCGGACCGTCGAGCCCAATGTCAATGTGAAGCAAGTTAGAGCTTCACGGGGCAAAGTAACACGAGCGGAACCCGTCGCGGCTTTATATGAGCAAGGCAGAGTTCATCATGTAGGTTCACTGGATATCCTAGAAGATCAAATGGTAAATTTCACAAGTGATTTTGATAGAAGTAAACAGGGTTACAGCCCGGACAGAGTGGACGCACTTGTCTGGATGATTACGGAGTTATTCCCATCTATGACAAAAAGAAACAGAGAGCGTAAGCAGTCGGTGATACCTAAAAAAGCAGGCTATTTCTAATGAATGAAGAAAAGAAAGGTATCAAACTCGAACAGTTCAAACAAGACGTTAGCGACGACTATGAAATAACAGAGAAACAGCGCGAAGACCAGGGCAAAGACATTCGGTTTATTGGCGTTACCGGCGGCATGTGGGAAGACTATTTAGAAAAGACTCACAGCGAAGACAGTGACCGCGCACGTTTAGAATTTGATATGACATCAGAACGTCTGTTCAAGTTTGTCGGTGAGTGGACAAAGAACAGGGCCGGTGTTATCTATGAGCCTGACGATATGGCAACGTCTGACGATGACGCTAAATTATTGACAGGCATTTATCGCGGTGACTTTCGAGAGAACGGCGGCAAGCCAGCACAAGACAATGCAATTTTTGAAGCGGCGGCATGTGGCATGGGAGCTATTCAGCTATCAGAGCAATTTGTTGATGAAGAAGATCCAGAGAATGAGAATCAAGAAATAATATTTAAGACCGTCCATTGTGCATATGATCAGGTCATGTTCGACTCGAACGCTAAAGAAGCTAATAAATCTGATGCTCGGTGGGTGACTAAATTAACAGGCTACACACCCAAAGCATTTGATGCCAAGTACCCAGGCACAGCGAAAGCTAGCGCTTATCGTCCCGCTAACCAGTACGGTAATAATTTTGATTGGTACTCTCAAGAATTAATATACATAGCTGAACGATGGGAAATTGAAAAGAACCGTGAAGATGTTAGCGTTTATCAGAATGTAAAGTTAAACAAGATTAAAGCATATCCGAAAGCAGACGTGACCGACAATGTAAAGGAAGAGCTAAAGGCTTTTGGTTGGGAGTTTGTACGCGATAGAAAGATAACTCGACAAACTGTAATGAAGTCTATCTTTACCGGGCAGGAATTCATCGAGGAACCTAAACGTATATCGGGCAAGTTCTTACCTATTATTCCTTTCTATGCTTATCGCGTGTTTATTGATGGTAAAGAGCATACATGGGGCTTAGTCCGTAAGTTGATGGACGGCAACCGCGCATTAAATACGATGATCAGCAAGTTGACTGAGACCTCAGCAGCTAGCGCCGATAGTATTAATATATACCTTGAAGATCAAGTTGATGGACGCGAGGCTAATCTAGCCGACAATACCGACAAAGCGTATCAGACTATCAACCCTGCCTTTGATGATAACGGCAATTTAATAGCAGTTGGTCCAGTAGGTAAGATTGACCCACCAGTAGTTGATCAATCAGCAATGGCGGCTATTGGGGTTATTACTAATCACATGCTGCAAAAGTCTGGTGAGAATCAAGACTCGAAGAACCCTGACCTTTCAGGCGTGGCGATGAAAGCCGTATTTGCTCGTGAGAATTCAACGACTCAGGTTATTAGTAATCATATTATCGAATCACTTGGACAAGTTGGCAGGGTCTATCGGTCCAAGGCTGCTGACATCTACACTCGATCAATGATGAAGAAGTCAATCAGTGCTGACGGGACACTAACTAATGTTGAGCTAAACAAAGTATTTCTGGATCCACAGAATGCCAATTCAATTAACATTAACGACCTATCGCAAGGTAGATTCAGCACGACCGTTGACGTTGGCCCAATGTATGAAACACAGCAGGAAGCTACTGTTGACTCGATTGAACGATTACTTGAAAAGCTACCTCCTGAATCACCTCTACAGTCAGCAGCAATCAGTATGTGGATAAGCAACCAGCAAGGCATTGGACTTGAACCACTAAAGAAATTGAACCGTCGAAACATGATTGAGCAAGGCTTGATAGATGCTGAGACGGACGAAGAAAAGCAAGCGCTACAGCAGAGCCAGCAGAAAGAAGACCCTAACAAGAAGCTAATGGACGCAGCAGCAGAAGAAGCACTAGGCAATGCTAAATACTCCACAGCTAGAGCAGACGGTCAAACAGCGAAGACAGCTAAAGAGATGGCAGACGTTGGCAAGATCCAAGCCGAGACTGAGAAAGTCAAAGCAGACACAGCCGAGATCGTAGTAGATATTAACGGCAAAATGCGAGAAGGCGCGGCGGCTGATAGTTTTAATCGATTCACACAGAACGCCCAAGTAAAACCAACACGAATGAGGTTTAACGCTCAGACGGGCGGCCTTGATAATGTCAATTGAGGTTGAATTGCCTGACGGAACTATCGTGGAATTTCCAGACGGTGCAAGTTCAGGATTTATATCAACCATTTTGAAGCGCAACAGTGTGCAAGGTCAGCCATTATTTAGATCGATCGGTGGGGTGCAAGCAAGACAGCAAGAAATAAATCCCGTCGATAGCAATAAGCCGTCAATGGATGGCTTCTTAAACTTTATGTCAGGGGGTTTTACGCCCGATATACAGGAAGGCAATCGTCTATCTAATATTGGCCAGTATGCAGCCGAAGATTTAAGCCAGCTCTCAGGGCTTGCATTGGGTGGAGTCGCTAACTTTGCCAATAACGCGAATCTAAACCGTAACAATAGTGTAATGGACACAGCACTCGCAGGAGCCGAGCTGATACCCTCTGGCGCATTAGCAGGGCAAGCGGCTAGGTTAGCGGGTAAAGGCGCGTCACGATTCTTCAGTGAGGCGCTAGACCAGAGCTTACGCAGCCCAATGAGTAATCAGGCTGGTATGATTGGCGTGAAGCCTGACCTTATGGATAATGCGGGAATGAAACTATCACAAACAGAAAAGCAAGATTGGCTTAATCAGGTGCAAGCGCAACACCCTACGCAATATGATAGTGGTGTTAAAAAGGCGCGTAAAAAAGGGAAGCATAAAACTGTTGACGGGTTATATCAAAATGTTAAAAACAACATGCTAACCATGCAAAAAGCCAACACGCCAATCAAAAAAACCAAAGTTTGGGCACCTATTCCATCTAATTTTGACTTAGATAGTATGGGTTTTAAGCAGACGCATTCCAGTAATTCGCGAAGTGATGGAGGGTTTGATAGCGGGAACACTAGCTCATTTTCAAACTATTGGACTCACCCGTCTGGTGCTACCGTTAGATTTTCAGATCACGCACCTGTTAATGCAAGGGCGGCTGGGCATGACGTGTTAATACACCCTAATTCACACGCAAATAATGAAGATGCTTTAAAGTCAATCGATGATGCTATTAGCAACCGAATGAAAAATAAATAACTTTACCCCAAACATTAAACACAGGCTCGCTATATGCGGGCCTTTTTTATACCCAAATTAAAGACCACTAGCTCGCGGCTAGTGCGATTGATACGCCACCGGACGTTTTTCCGAAGACAAACCACTCCATGCTAATGAGGCAAAAAATGAGCGAAGTTCAGGCGAAAGAAACCGAGATAGAAATAGAAGTCGAAGCAGTTGATCCGACATTTAAAATTGAACCCGAAGTTGAAGACGAAAGCGAAGCTATTGAGTTAGCAGTCGAATCGACAGATACCGAAGAAAAGGTTTTAGATGTTGACGAAGACGGCCCGATTAAAATTGAAGTCGAGGAAGCTGGGAAGCCGCCAGCTAGAAGGCTAAGTAGATTTGATAAACGTCTTAAAAATGTTAAGGCTGACGCGGAAGCTGAATCAGAAGCATTAAGGGAACAGTTGAGACTGTACCAGCTTCGGGACCAGCAAGACGCAAAGAACGCATCAGCCCCCATTGAACCAGACTACGATACCTATGAAGGTACGGATGCTGAATATAAGGCGGCGCAACGAGCTTACAATCAATCTGAAATCAAACGGATTGCAAGCGAAGAGGCGTACAAACTAGTACAGCATGCAACGCAGCAAACAGCACAAACCACACAAGACACTCAGACAGACGAGATTAGACGCGAGCATTATAAACGCGCCGACACTTTGAAAGTCAGTAATTACGACGAGCTTGAAGGTAGTGCCGTTGACATTATTGGTGAAGACTTTGCCAATGTACTAATGGCTAGTTCTGATGACGCTCACTTGATCTTAGCATCGATGGGAGCTAATCCGAACCTTGCCGCCGATATTGCAAAGCTACGGAAAACAAATCCAACGAAAGCCTTTGCTAACGCGCTGACGTTCAAGATTCACCCGAGTCTTAAACCAGCTTCGAAAAAAACTCTAGACCCTGAAACAACGGTCGACCCAGGACGCGGTGTTAGTAAATCTAACTCGGTCCACGGGGTTACATTCTCATAACAGGAAAATAAATCATGGCTAATAATTTTGACAGTAATTTTACGCGGAAGGTAATGGAAAAAACGATTGACCCATTCAATTCTGAACGCGTAATCTCAAAGAACGTAAACACCCAGCTATTTGCCGGTCAATTTAATCCACAATCAGGCACAGTTGTTGATATTAAGCGCCCGACTGATTACAACGTCATTAGCACAGCAGACGGCAATATCTCTACATCTCGGTCAGACATTATCAACGGCAAAGCATCAGCTACGGTACAGAACTATATTACTGTAGCAGTTGATTACAATGAAGTGGACGAAGCCTTGAAAATGGGTACTACAACAGAAATGTTTGACAGTATTGGTCGTCGAATGGTTGTTGACTTAGAAACTAAGTTCGCCGCATTTGCGATGAAAAATACAGCTTTGCTTCAAGGCACAGTTGGTCAGGGTGTCGATGCATGGTCAGAGATCGCTAACGCAGGCGCTTTGATGGAGTCCACAGGTGTTCCACAGAATAAGCCTTGGTGCTACTTCATGAACTCATACAGTCAAGCGGCTTTAGCTGATGCGCAACGTGGCTTAGGTGTCAACCCTACCGTAAGCATGGCTAATGAAAAAGCCACAGTGATGGAGAACTTTGCTGGATTCTCAGTAAAGACAGCTAATACACTAGCAACTTATTCTTCACAAGCTGGCGCGGATCGTGTCGGTGCTTTGACTTCTGCGCCTAATGTTACTTATGCAGCACATAAGGACACTATGCAACAGTCGTTAGTGTTGAAGTCGTTTACTAACGGCTTGGTAATTAAGGCAGGAGAGCAAATCCAGATTACAGGCCGTAACCGTCTTAATCTGTCAACTCGACAGCCTATTATCGATTCATCCGGTGCGAATGTTGTATTCACTGGAACAGTAGTGGCCGATGTAACCTTAGATGGATCGGGTAACGGTACTGTCGTAATAAGTGGCCCGGCTATTTTCGAAGCTAGTGGTGCGTACAATACGGTTGATAGCTCACCAACTACCGATGACGTTGTAACCATTTTGGGCGCGGCTTCTTCTACTTACCAGCCTAATATGTTCTGGCATCCAGACGCTTTCGCGATTGCCTCAGTGCCATTGCAGAAGCTTCACTCTACTGACACGCTAGCGACTACTGTTGACGGCTTGCAAATGAGATGTTCGAAGTACAGTGATGGTTCAGCCAACAAGCAGACAGTACGTTTCGACTTACTGCCAGCGTTTGGTGTGCTCAATCCTTTCTTCGCTGGTCAAGGCTTTGGCGTAGCTTAATCAACATAGGGGCAAGGAAGCCCCATTTTTAAGGTGATGATATGACAATCAAATGGGATAGGCCAAGCGGCCAAGAATTAGAAACAAACGACAAAGAAGAAACCATCAAATATTTAGAATCGATTGGTTATAAACAAATCGGTAAGCAACCACAAATTGAAAAAAGACCACAAATTAAACTGAATCATAAAAAGGCGAAGTAATGTCAATAGGCACTTATATTGTCCAGCGAGCTTTAGCTAAAATAGGCGCGAACTCTAAGCTCAAACCGGCTAATTCTGACTCGTTAGAAAATGGTCGAGTAGTTTTAAACTCGTATATAGCAGCACTGCAAGACGACAGCATGGACACTGGAGCTGTGCCCTTGAGCGCTATTACTGATGAGCTATCAGAGCCGCTAGGGATTACTAATTACATCGTTGATAACCTTGCTATTTTGTTAGAACCAGACCACCAAGGCGCACAGATTTCACCACAGCTTAGAGCCAACGCGATCAAAGGCGCTCGAATGATCCGAAGAAAATACCGAGTAACAGTGATACCGAAACAAGTAGTTAGAGAGACATTGGCAAAAGGTCAAGGCAACAACACTTACCCGACTAGCCGAACTTACTTTGAAAAAGGTGAGACCATTGGCTGAGGTAGCGTTTCCATTAGGATTACAAGGGACAGCCGAGCTTCCTTTCACACGTAAGGCGTTGAGAAATTGCTTTAACGACAACGGGCAGATAGTCCAGCGTCCAGGCTTTAGCTTAATATCTAACTCAGGACTTGTAGCGCGTGGAGCATTTGAGTGGAACGGTGGATTGTATGCTGTAGCGTCTCAATCATTAATACAAATTACTAATCTGTTGACCGGCGCTTATACTGTTATTGGCGAGGTTACAGGTACAGCAGACATCAGAACAGCCAACGGCTTTAATGATGCCGTTATCGTTGTTAAGGGCAGTGCAATCTATGCTCTCAGTAAATCAACCACATTGATAGCTGTTTCCAGTGTATCGGACTCAGGCGGGGCCGCTAACTTCACTCACGCAGGCGCTACACCAGCCGTAGGTAATACTGTTACACTATCAGGCTTTATAACAAACACGGCTTACAACGTAACTGGCATCGTCTCAGCTAGTACGTCCACAACCTTTACCATAACGGGTGTATCTTACGGGACCAGCGAAACGGGTAGTTTCTCACTAGTATTATCTGACATATCTGGGAATAGTAACTTTGTACCATGTAATTCGGTAACCCACATTAACGGCAGATTTCTATACATTCCAACTAGTGGAAGCGTGGCTTTCTTTTCTGACGTTGGCGCGGCTGGAACGGTTCAGACTAATTCATTCTTTGACGCTGAACAATTACCCGACAATAACAATGAGTCCTATCAGCTAAATAATATTCTATATATTGCTGGTGATAACTCGACTCAATCATTTTTAGATCGTGGTACTACTCCAGTACCATTCCAGCCACAAACAGGCCGGATCGATGTCGGCATTATTGGCGGCGTGGTAGAAACTCAAGACAGCGGAACAGGATCAACAGCAGTATTTTTTATTGGTAAGAAAAAAGGCCAAGTACCTGCAATATTCGCATCGATGGCTGGCACAGCTACAAAGATATCAAACGAAGCGATAGACGAAATACTGATAACTTACACTGAGACAGAGCTATCCGAAGTAATCACAGGCCGTTACATTTGGCGCGGTCACGATGTTGTTTACTTCACACTTGCTAATGATTCGTTTGGCTTCTTCAAGGGAAACTGGCATGGATTAGACACACTAATCAATGGTGAGAGCGAGCCTTGGAGAGCTGGTTACATACAGGAATTTGAATCCAAATACTATTCATTTTATGCTGGTAACTTTAGCGTTTTGGGTAATGTCAACAAGGACTCAGGAAATACATTCATTAGAATTATTGATGATGGTATCGAACAGGGTGGGTCATTCAATGCTCAGGCTATTCAGTACCATATGTCCCAAGGTTATAACACAGGTGTCGGCTCAGTCTTTCTGGCGATGTCTGATGACAATGTTCTCTATGGTCCATACGTTTCGGAAAGCACAGGGTTACAAGGTCATTACACGACTGAACTTGATTGGAACTATCCAGGTGGACTAGGCTTATACAATCGATTTATGGGCTACAGATTGCAAACTGGTGAAGATATTAACTTCTCCGGCACTAAGTTGTTTATTGAAACCCGATGAGCAATAACCCCATAAAAGATACGCCTATATCTGGTCAGGTCGTAGTCGAAAACGGTAGGTTGATATCTCAACTTCAATCGCTATTAGAGTCTATCGACTTCGTATTAAATACAGGCAAGGTCAATGCCTATGCGATGGCTAACCTGCCGGATGCTACTAAAAGCATTGAGAGTTCGATTATAATTACTGATCATCCTGATGGTTATTCACTAGCTATATCCAATGGTTCGGCATGGATTATTGTCGGAACCGGCACAACGTCCGCAGCTATTAACGTAACAAATACGCCAGCCGGCAATATTTCGTCAACTAATGTTCAAGCAGCGCTCAATGAGTTAGATGCTGGGCAAACGCTTGATGATTCCAGCTTAATCGTTGCACATACAACCGACCTACAAACTTTTGCCGACGATATAGATCACGCGGTTTTAAAGACCAGGGGAACAGGTGTAGACAGAACTTACGTTGCCTCAGTACCTTTCGGCGGTACGACATTTGATATGCCCGATATATTTGGCGAGATAAAGAGTGATCAAGGTTATTTTGATATTCATTATACCGGCACGTCAGGCATCACAGTTAGCGATTTAACGGCTGAATCAACGTATGTTTATATTAATAAAGATGGTGCGCTTCAACAGCAAATCACAACGCCAACCAGACAGGAACGAACAAGAAATATATTCCTAATTAGGATAGCGGTTAATACTGTTAGCAACACAATCATTGGATTTGAATATTCCAATAATCCTATTGTTAATGTAATAAATAGCCTGCGAGATGTTTATGATTTCTTACTTGCTCAAGGCGTGCCATTTAAAAAAGATATGGTCGTTACAGGCCGAGCTACAGATTTAGGCTTTGATGTTTCAGCAGGTCAAATTCTAGAGTTTGGCGGCACTGGTGATATTTATAACCCAAACATAAAAAGCTTTTCATTAGTTTCGCAAGCGTCATTTATTTTAGTAGAGCGAACGACAATTGCATCATCTACTACTACCGTCATTCCTAAGTTTTGGGACAATAACGGAGTATTGACCGCACTTGGCTCAACTACTTGGGTAGGTCATAGGTTAGTAAGATTTAGCAACGGTGCGTTTGCTATGCAATACGGTCAAGGTAATTATGCCAACTTAGTTTTGGCTAAAGCTGGCGTATTAACTGAAGACTACGTATTAAATCCAAGAATAAAAAACAGCACGTTTCTTGGCTGGTGGTTCATCGAATCAGTAGCTACTAACACGGGCAATACAGGCGCAACGATTACAACGGCGTTTGTTGAATATGCCCTAGGCATCCAAGGCGGCGTCTCTAGCGGCCTGTCAGGTGCGTTACTGGTAGGCAACAACTTATCAGACGTACTCGACGCAGCAGCCAGCAGGACTAGCTTAGGCGTAACGTCAGCAGCTAGTCCGATCTTTTCAGGTGGCATCACACAATCATCATTATCAGCAGACCCAAGCGATCCTAGTACCGGCAACTCAGTTCAATGGTTATCTGACGGAAGTGGAAGCGGTGACGCCGGTGATGTCATGGTTAAAATCAATGTTGGTGGCACAACGAAAACAGCGACATTAATAGATTACTCAGCAATTTAATATTCAACCGGAGATGAACAATGGCAATTGGTAGTGGAGCTACGCGCGGCGGTGGTTTTGGCGATGGAACTCGCGGCGGCGGCAATAATAGTTTTAGTGGGGGTGATCGTGAAGGTAATCGTGAAGGTCAGTTCGTACCAGTAAACAGCAATGTACCACCGTTGACAGTGGAGGAAGAAGAACAACTTTCAGTCTTTCAACAAGCTGGATTATTACAATCTGTCGCGGCAACAGGTGCTTCCAACGCTGAGATAGCAGGCGTTCGAGATATGATAGCGCGCTTACAAAATGGTGCTGGCGGTGCTTTTTCTCCTCAAGGTGACTTTCAAAGTAGAACCCCATTTCAACGAGAAGGTAATTTTAATCAAGGTTCGTTTACCCCAGAGGGCGCGTTTCAAAATAGAAGCCCTTTTAGCGCTCAAGGTGATTTTCAAGATAGAACACCTTTTCAATCTGAGGGCAACTTTGCTGGAGAAGATCAGTCAGCATTTACGACAGCAGGTTTACAAGGTTTACAGGGCGTCCAACAAGGCTCCACAGCTTCGGGCTTTGGTCAGAGGCTTGACGATATTATTGGTGGTAATCAGTTTCAAGGCCTGGTAGACGAGAGACAGCGGGCAGTACAGGGCCAATTATCAGCGGGTGGACTAACCCGGTCAGGTGCGGCAATAGATGCAGCATCCGCAATACCAGCAGACCTAGCGCTACAACTTGAAGGCCAATTATTTAATCGACAGGCTGGCCTTGCTGAGTCAGGTCGTTTGAGTGAAGGCGCAGCATTAAACCGAAACTTCCAAGGGCAAAGCAATGTTGACAGTCGAAACTTTCAAGGCAGCAACCTAGAAGCGGATAGAGTTTTCCGTGGTCAAGATGCCGTTGACAGTAGAAACTTCCAGGGCCAACAAGCTATGGCTGATAGAGATTTCCAAGGGCAGTTAGCTATTGATAATCGGAATTTCCAAGCCCAGCAGAACTTAGACAGTCGTAACTTCCAAGGTCAGCAGAATGTAGACCAACGTAACTTTGCCGGTCAAGATGCATTTGCAGCACGAACGGATGCCGGACAGCGTGATATTAATGAGCTTAATTTTGTGGGTAGTCAAGGCGACAGGGCTCGAGATCAAGGTTTAAACGATCAGATAGCAGCATTGCTTGGTGGAATTGGCGGGTTTAACGCTCAAGGAATTAGAGATTCAGCAGAAGCCGAAGCGGGTGGTATACTCGGTGAAGAAGGCTTTAATTTGCAACGTCAACAAGCGCAAGATCAGAATAGAAATGATACACTGTCAACGCTTGGTGCTGGCGTAGGATCATATTTTGGCGGTCCTATTGGTGGGGCTATTGGCGGCGCTGTCGGTGGAATATTTAAGGGGTTATAATTATGGCTATATTATCAGGACGGGATTTTGGTGTTCGATTCCCCACAGGCGGCGGCGTTGCTAATAACAACTTTGGTAACGACTTATCCGCAGCGCTTCTCGGTCAAGCAATGCAAAACCAGCGGCAAGATCAAGTAACGCAGCAATCTAATCAACGTCAAGATCAATTGATTCAAGCTCAAAACCAACGAGCCGATCAAGCAGCAAGTCAGGAATCACAAAAGGCGCAGGCGGTTAGCGATCATAAGATCCGATTGGATCAATCTTTACTAGGGTTGACGCGTGTATTTAAAATGGCTGGCGGCACTGTCCCAGAGCAAGACGCTCAAAGGTCAGCTTTTAACAGATTTGCGGCTGAACAAATTGAACTTGGCGCAAACGCGGCTCCATTTATAAAAGCAATGAACGCGGGTAGTTTCGATGAGTTCAATATGCTGGTGCAAGGTCAGCTTGACGGGTTATCTGCTGAGACTGGGCGGGTTGGTGAGGCATTAGAGTTGATGAATCCACAGCAAGGCAATAATAATGCCTCTGCTAAATCTGATTTTTTTACTGGTGGTGAACGGATGATACTTCCTAACCGTGAAGTGATTTATAAGAATACGAGAGGCGAAGTTGTTGAAGGTGAGGAGAGAGTAGCTTTGATGGCGGCAGCGGCAAAGTCTGACGCCGATAGAAAAAATGTTGATGCAAATAGAACCGTTACTACCGCGCAAAAGGTTGCTGATGCGAAATTCAGGTCAAGTAGAATATCTGCTATGACTAAAACCTTTGGCGATAGTCGTAGAGGGGCGCAGATGTCATCGGTAGGGCTTAGAGAAGCGGCAAAGCTTGTTGAAAATTCCACTCAAGGTTTTTCGGGGTCAGCTAAGTTGCAATTATCTAAAATATTTCCATCTATTGATGTTTCAAATGAGGCAGGATTGGAATCATCGTTAAAAAGATTATCATTAGACCAACTACAAAAGTTTAAAGGCCCGACGACTGATTTTGAGTTTAGGGTTACTGAGGATATTGCTGGTAAACTAGGGGATTCACAGTCTGCCAATAGAGCTAGAATTGCAGCCCTGCAAAGAAATAACTACTTTGTTAGAGAGCAGGCCGAGCAGTTTCAAACGCATGTTAGTGCGGGTGGCGATCCAGAAACATACGACTTTAACTTTGGGAAGGCTATTAAAATAGGTAAAAAAGCCATATCACTTAGAGACCTTCAAGACACAGCAGTATTTCATAATATTTCGATTGATGAAGCTATCAGGAGGTTTAAGCAATAATGGCAGTTTTAGATTTTAGTAGCACCGCCGCATTACCGGACGAAAATGAAGGCGGGGTTTATGGTGGGCGAATACTAGACTTTAAAACCGGATTACCGATGCCAGTACAACCAAAGGTAGAAGATCCACCGGTTATTGACGAACTACAGCAAGCTACCGAACAACCTGTCATTAATCAGGACCCCGTTAATCAAGTGGGTGGCCCTCCTGATTTTGGATCACAAGCGTTTAATGTTCGTCCTCCATCAGATGATAGCGGCGGTAACGAAACAAGGGCAACGCGTGAACTGCCTGAATTAGTTAGAAGCGGAATATTGGCTGGTGAATCGCTTGCTGACATTGCTAAAATATCAACCGCTACAGCCGTTACAATGGACCCTAGAGAATTGGGGAAGATTATTACAAATATACTGCCCCATATTGGTATAACCGAAGATGAAAAAGGCAATATATTAGCAAGCAATAACAAAAACGGCGTTCAGTCTGTGATTAACCCTCCTGGGCCTTCGGTGATTGATGCTGCCCAAGTAGGGGCTACAGGCGCGGCTTTCTTTCCTGGTGCGTCATTGGCGACGATACCTACAGGCTTAATCACAAAGGCTGCTGTAGGGGCTACAGGAGCGGGCTTGACTCAATCAGGAATGGAGGGGCTGCAATCTCAACTTGGCGGTGAGTTCAGCAAAGAAGAAGTAGCAGTAGCGACATCATTGGGTTTTGTGGCTGAGTTAGTTTTTCCAGCAATACAGGCGTTAAGGCAATCAAGGCAAGCAGGCGAGATAAGCGTTTCACCTAGTGAATTATCCGAAGCAGCACCATCGATTGATGAGGCAAGAGAAGCGGTCGAAGCAATAGAAGCATTAACAGGTGAAAATGTCGGATTATTCCCAGCACAGCAAACACGTGTCCCTTCGCAATTAAATCAACAGCGGGTATTACCTCAATTAGACGCCGGTTCTGCCACAGCATTAAAAAGGCTTAACAAACAAAATGATCAAGCGTTTAACGCCACTTTCAAATTGCTTGATACTATTGCCTCGCCTACTGTGACTTTTGGAGCGCCACAACGAATAAGAACAGCAGCCAATAGCGCTATCGATGCAACAAAGCTAGCTAGAAAAGAGGCATCACAATTTGGGCAGGTTATAGCGGAGGCTGATGAGATAGGCGCTGGAGCAAATGTTAATTTAGGCCCCCTTAAAACTAACATAGATGAATTACTAGACGAGTCGGTAATTAGTGGAGAGCTAGAATCTACTATAACCAAAATTAGTAAGTTCTTAACTCCGCGAGAAGGCAAGCAGTTTTTAACTTTTAGACAGTTGCAACGTGTTAAAAAGGAAATGGACGCTATCATTAATGCATCACCAGTATCTGAAAAGGCAGTCGATCCATCGGTAAAAGGTGAAGTAGTAGCATTAAAAAATAAGCTATTAACAGCTATGAAAGAAGCGCACCCCCCATTTGACGAGGCATCAAAAATATTTATTAGGGAATCTGGTTCAGTCGATGCAATACAAGCATCATTAGTGCAAAGAATAGCAAATGTTTCTGATGCTCAATTAAAAAACATTTCGTCGGAGATATTCAACCCTAGAACAAACGTGGGGGATATAGCAATAGCTCGAAAGGCAATTGAAGATGTCGATCCTTTAGCTTGGCGCGATATAGTTAGAAATGAGCTTGATTTTAGAGTAAGTTCCGTTGGTCAAGAAATTAAAGATGCAGGAACAGATAGCGTTGCAAACATGCCAGGGTTATTAAAGAGAAAGCTATTCGGATCAAACCCAAATCAACGTGAAGTTTTATTGAGATCGATGAATCAATCTCAAAGGTCAAATTTTAAATACCTTGAAAAAGTCCTGTCCAGAGCAGAAAAGGGAAGGGCAGCAGGAAGCCCAACAGCTTCATTTACTGAAATAATCCAAAACATGCGCGGTAAATTGGGGGTTTTAAGGGACGTTATTACTAAGCCAATACAGATGATTCAAACGGCTGGAGATACTAGTTTATTTGATAGAAATGTTAAGGCTATAACAGAAGTAATGTTTGATACAAAGTGGTTACCTAGAGTAAGAGAGATTAGATCGTTTAATCCAGACTCACCAGCAGCAGCTAGGGCGATGTCACAGCTAATTGATGACGCTATTGCTTCGTCTAGTAGGGACCAGGGCGAACAACAGTAGTGATTACAACTCCCATAAGTATCGAACCATATATAATAATGCCGCCAATTAATATAACGCCGATCCAATTAGGCTCAGACGCATAACACAGGAATTCAGCCTTGCAAAATGTATTTATTAAATTGTCCATGCCTCATCCTACACTAATAATCACAACAGGTACTAAATAATGCCAGCAATATTCGACGAAGACCAGCAACATCTCGACCCAACTACCAAATCTTTTTTGGTCGGCGGTAAAGTATACATTGGTGATGTTGGGGTTGATCCTATCGCTAACCCTAAAGCTGTGTACGGTGTTAGGGCGTTAACAGGCGCAGCACTAGCCCAGCCTTTGATTATTGGCGCTGATGGTCGTGTATCAACTAAGATGTGGACGAGTGGCAAATACTCATATGAGATCCGCAGCTCTGCCGATGTCCAAAAGTATCAAGAACTAGACAACGGTATAGAAACTCAAGGCGTAGTTTCTCTGACTACTCAGTCGTTAGGCGTTAACGATATAACCGCCGTTGGTGTTCCGATTATAACATCACTGGTTGATAATCAGACCTACATTATTACAGTGCCCGCTATTAATACCGGCAATGTTACATTAAAAATTGATTCAACTCCTGTTACATCAGTAAGAAAAAACCATGATGAGCAGATCGGGGTCGGTGATTTAAAAGCAAGCCAAAAGTTATTCTTAATTTTTAATGCGACTGATAATTGGTTTGAGGCACAATTGCTTACAACAGAATTGTTTGACGACAAAACGCCGGTGTTTGGTGGTGATGTAAATTTAAACAACAAGCAATTTACTGGCGTTCAAACCCTATCGGCTGGTGCTGATATTGCTTCTGCGACAGCGACAGACCTAACGGCAGCAACGGGTAATGCTGTAGTAATTACAGGCACAGCAACAGCAACAAGCCTAACTATGACGACAGGCCAGCAAATGTTGTTATTGCCTTCTGGCGCATGGCCTTTAACTTTTCACGCCACCACTATGAATATAAATGGTGGTGTAGATTACACAGCCGAGGCAGGAGATAGAATCTTTGCTGTAAAAGATTTGGCTGGCGTTATTAGAGTTAATGTCGTAAAGCAGGACGGAACAGCGATGGTTTCTCGTACTCTAACAACAGCATCGACAACCGGAGCTTCACAATCGATTGATTTTAGTTCAAACAAAATACAACTTTCAACGGCGGATGCGGCAACAGTTACCTATACATTTGCAACGCCGGCGGCAGTCGCGAAGGTCGATTTAATTATAGACTATGAGGCTGTAGTTAGTTATGACGTAGCAAATGCATCTTATGATAGCGTTTCGTTTAGTGTAGCTTCTGAGGATTCTGCCCCAAACGCTTTAGCTTTTAAAACCGATGGGACAAAAATGTACATGGTCGGCACTCAAAACGACACAGTGGATCAATATACATTAGCCAGCCCGTGGGTTGTAAGTTCGGCTACTTATGATAGTGTTTCGTTCGATTTCAACACGCAAGAGGCGGTAGTTTTTGATATGTTTTTCAAACCTGACGGGACGAAAATATACATCATTGGTCAAAATGATACTGTCTATCAATATGCGCTATCAACGGCATGGGTGGTAAGTTCAGCGAGCTACGAGAGTTTATCCTTCAGCGTTAATTCTCAAGACGCAGTCCCACAAGCTATATTTTTCAAACCCGATGGGTCTAAAATGTATATGATCGGTAACACTAACGACACCATCTATCAATACACACTTTCAACTCCTTGGGCGATGAACACAGCAAGTTACGATAGCGTTTCGTTTAGCTTTGCTTCGCAAGAAAATAACCCGCGATCTGTTTTCTTTAAACCTGATGGAACAAAAATGTATATCGCAGGAAGACTAAGTGATAGCATGTATCAATACACATTATCAACCCCGTGGGTCGTAAGTTCGGCAAGCTACGACAGCGTAACATTTAGTTTTGAATCAGAAGAGACAGCCTTGAATTCAGTTGTTTTCAAACCTGATGGAACTAAAATGTATGCGGTAGGACAGACAGCCGATACAGTGTTTCAATACAACAGCTCACAAGTTGCAACTTTAGTTTTTCCAGCAACATTAGAGGCACCAGCTCTTCCTTTGTCAGTTAGCGAAAAAACAGCAGTTACTATCGTAACGGTAGATAGTGGAACATCGTACCAAGTTATCTCAACATTAGGAGGTATTCTATAATGAAAATAATTGAATTTACGGATGGGTCAAGGGTGACAGCTAATCAATTTAAAATACAAAATACTAGGCTTCAATATGCTGGTGATTTCCCCTCTGCTGTTTATCTGGCTAGCATTGGAGCTTCGATAGTTGAGGTTAGTGTTGCTGTTACTTTAAACGATGTTAAGTCAGAAGCAAATAAACGAATTGTGGCGCTGGTCCCTGAGTGGAAACAACGCAATCTAACAGCGCAGGCAGCGGTACTGGCTAAAGTTGGCGAGGGTAACTGGACTACAGAACAGACATCGGCCTGGAATGCGGGTGAAATTATATGGGGAAGCATACAAGCAATTAGAACGGCGTCTGACGTTATCGAGGCAATCGACCCTATCCCTCAAGACTATAAAGATGATAGTCGGTGGCCTGTATCATAATGGACGCCTTATTAGAATTCCTATCGCAGTCAGTCACAGCACTGGCTATTATATTAACAATGATAGCTTCGTATGCTTTCTATGTGTTCAAGGTCCGGAAAAATTCATTTAAAGAATGGCGCGAAAATGAGGGTTTAGGGTCGGCAGCCTCAGCAGGTCTAGGTGTCGGCGGGATAATTTTCATAGCATTTATTATCTTTGTTGTTAGCGCCCTGTTTAGCCAAGCAAAAGCTGAATCATTGACTAATGGCACATGGTTTAATAGCACAAGTATTTTTATCGGTATAGACATCACCCGCGGCGTCTCCCCTCAATGCGTAGCGGGAGGAGCTGACGATAAAGGCACGTCGAACATGGGTGTTAGACATAATATATTTATGTCGCAAAATAAAGTATTTGCGATAAATGGCAAATACACCCATCACAGTTGCGTCCTGGGTAAAGACCGCAACGGGTACGATGGTTTAGGCGTCGAGTTCGAGTGGTTTATTTTCTAACTAAACGCGCTGAACAAACTCCCAAACATTAAACCAATACATGCCATTAACCCTAAATAACTAATTAGTCTGGTAGGCGTTTCCCCAGCTTTTAAGTTAAGTAAAAAGCAGCAGCCAAATAAAATAGCAGCCATTAAAAAATTCATTAAATAAGTTTCCATTAATCTATCTCCTATGTTGTTTATCTTCTAATTGATCTCGAAGCGCCTGAACCTCAGCCTTGACCAGCATAATAATCGCCGACTCGAGTGCCGACTGACTGACCTTGTTTAGCCCGTTTTCGACTATCGCCGTTACTTTTTCGTTTAGTTTCATACTTCCTCTATTGGGGTGTTAAGTTTTATTTATTCCGTTTTTTGCAGCAAACCAACCAACAAACCACGCGAAGGCAAGCGTCCAAAAAACCAGCCCTGTTATCGTAAATAGTCCAGTTAAAAATTCATGCATAACAACATCTCCCTATTAAATTAGGTGGTAACCGCTATGATGAGTCACCTACATAGCGGAACATAGATTCGCCTGAGTTCGTATCAGGCCCCGATCAAGGCGCATCACGATAATGATATTCTACGCCAAAATTTTGTTATTTTAGATTGCTGATTGTAGCTACATATTCAACCAGCCACACTTTTGGTGCTATATATATTTGTAACCACGTTAAGTTTAAAAGAGTAATAGATATTGGTACGTATATAACAGTCCTTAATACGGAACCTAAACAAACGTATCCAAGCCAAAAATCATCCCCTGTACACTCATCACTCCTATACATATACTTCCCATATTTAAAATCTATAACTATAAACGTAACTAAAAGCAACAGCCCTACTATAAATAGTATAAGATTATAAAACCCATACCAGAGTATTAATTGTGATAAATACTCTGGCATTTCACTAGCTAGAAAATCCCCAGCTTTGCTTGTTGTTTCGAGTATTCCTGAAATTAGCTTTACTACTTCATTTTGTAATTCATCATTCATAACATTACTCCCTTATTCAATTATTTCACCAGCTTCAACGTGTCGCCGGTATTGTTCCTCGCTAATCTGGCCTGACTTATAGCACTGGATTAGTAGGTCTGAATATTCTTTATCAGTCATCGGTTAAACCTCCCGTTTCAATAAGCCCATTATATCTAAATGGGGGTACAAATCAATAGTTAATTAAACTATTCTTGTATGTCCTGCTTAACTTCATAAACCAAAGTCAGAAAATCAGCTATTCTATTATCCATCTTTTCAAAGTCTTCGGCTTGTTCGCTTGCATAGATGCGGTAAACGTAAAGTTGCTTGTCCTCGGTAAAGTTGGCGCAATAGCTGATAAAATCAATCCATTCTTTCCCCGACTCCTTTAGGTTAAACATTAGCTGCCATCGATATGCCGAATCAAACCCACCATTTTTAATGCGCTTGTAATGGACAGAAGGAATAACTGATTTAATTTCAATCAAGCCATTACCTACTATTCCATCAGGTGAACAGCCGGTAAAGCCGTTATCAAAAAAACCACCGTTCGTAACATCACAAAAGTATTTGCTTTCGTATAGCTGCCTTGCTATTGGCTCTTGCTCATGGCCTCTTTCCATGTGTTCGTTTGAATAGCCGCTTGATATTGATTTGCCCGTTATTTGCTCGAGTGCTATGTCAACCGCTAGTTGCTTGGCAGGATCTCCGAAAGACTTTTTTAAATCAGATTGATTCATTTCCAACATCTTCTTTTCAGCTTCAATTTTATTAGCGTATTTTTTTGAATAAATCTTTTTTGTCTTCATATTGGCAATTCCATAGGAATCTTTGCCAAGCATTAATACCTGATAATTAATAGGGCTTGCCATCACCTTTGAAACTGCCGAGCCGGTCAAGTGACCGCCTCGAAGTTCTAGCCATTCATCAGTGTTTTGGGCTATATCGTGAAACATCACTCAGCACCAGTAATCAGCGTGACGTGCTCAGGGGCTATGTGAGCGCGTTTAAGCACCGCATCTAGGTTACCATCCCTTTTATAAGCATCGACTGCTGACTGCCAATTGGGGCTGTCTGGTGTTAGCGTTTGTTTGCCTTTTGGTGCGGTCGGGTTAATCCGAACACCTCCGACGACTTCGCCCTTCAATCTTGCGCTATGATCGATGTACAGCGTGATCGGGATATTATTCCAATCTTCAACAAACGGGCTATTTTTCGCAAAACTTTTCATAACTTTAGAATTTCCAGAATTAAGCACTAACGGTTTAATCTTTTCAACAAAATACGCTACATTGCAATTTATCTTCTTACCTGCTACCTGCTCATTCTGATGTTGCAAAACGTGCGACACTGTAAACGTCATGTTTGAACCAGCTTCGAGAAAATCTTCTAAATCAGCTACGCCCAGGTGATCGCTTTTAAATACTTTCCTGTAGTGTGTTTTTTCGCTCATAACTCTATTGCCCCTTTTTTGATTAATGTTTGACCAGCTCGAAGCACTGACAATAGTCTAGTCCTGTATCGATTATCAAATTGCTGGCGTTTTATCTTTTCATCACGTACAGCCTTTTCATAGTTTGCTGTTGCTTCTTCTCTAGTGATGCATTGTAATTTACCTAATATCCATTTATTGCTCATGCTATTTATCCCCTTTGTCGGCTTTCTCGCAAAAATTCCATGTTACTAAACCACAGTTAAGTGGCCTGTAAGTAAATGAAGTTAAACCACCAGGAAATGTTTGAGGTCTTCCATCGTCGCTTAATCTAGCAAAATGTGCATTCTTGCCCTCGTCCCGTTCATCATCCCGACCATAAACCTCATCATTAATTTTGTAGTCGCTGTAAGGCTCGTATGGGATTAGGTCGAATGGATCATGACCAATAACATTTAACCTTAGCCCGTTTTTACTATGATGAGTAATATAGCTATCTTCATCGACTGCTATAATCCAAAAATCGTTTGTACGTGGTTTTTTAATTTCTGTCACACCGAAAGGCTTATTCCCGTTTCGGTATATCCATTGCTTACTCATAATTTCACCTTGTCTAGTTCAGCTAATAGGGCGTCTGCGTATTCTACAGCTTCTTGTGCCGCCTCTTCCGCATGAACGTGAGCATAATTAGCGCCCGCACACATAATCATATAGCTTTGCATTGCTAACCCTGCGAAGTGCTCGCGCTTGGTTAGTCCTTCGTTACCTGATCTATACTCATTAGTATCTAAAACCCCATCATTATTAGCCGCGATAGGTTGCGGCATTGCTGGCATATTACTATTACTATTCATGTTCGTTTCTCCTGCTGTGCGATTAAATACGCTGTTTCGTAATCGTAACCATGTTTTTTAATTAACTGCAATGCTCGCTGTTCAACAGTCATTTAATTCGTCGTCCATTTGTTCGGTAACTGCGTCTGAAACAACCATATCAATGTTGATATCTATTATTTTCCAGAGAGTCGGCTGATCTTTTAAACATCCAATTATAAGACCGAGCGAATACATGAGCGACTTGTGTTCTTCTTCCGGCAAGTTGTCATTGCCATGAACTATATCGTTCAATGTTTCCTGAAAGACGGCGACAATGTCAGCGCCTTCAACCGGCGTATGATAGAAATTATCCATTCTCACCCTAAACTCTTTACACCTGCTTTCATGCTCTGTCTGGTAAAGGTCTTCTTTACTATTATCATAATTTGGCGAACGTCGGTCATGGTCATAATTATTCATATCGTCTGGATAGTTACTCATTTGCGCTTCCTCGTTTTTTAATGTCCGATAAGTATGCGCCCTAATTCCCAGCATGTAAACTATTATATTTGTTTATACTGTAAAATATAAGTTGACATATTTATACAATGCTGTAAATTAGCACAATGACAAGAAAAGAAAAGGCCGTTCACCTAATCCAGAACACCAGGTTATCAGTTAAGCAAATAGCTAAAGATACAGGGCTAACGCAGAGCTGGTTATATCAACTGAAAAACAATGAGTATCGATCAGAAGATAAGATCGACACACTCTATAACTATTTGAGGCGTAGAAAATGAGAGAGATTAAATTTAGAGCATGGCATACACATAATGAAGAAATGGTTTATTTTGATAATTCAAAAGTAAAAAATGATCAGCACCAGTCCGCATATCTTTCAGCATTGATGGCTGGCGATTATGGTGATGTACTCATGCAATACACAGGACTCAAAGACAAGAACGGCGTTGAAATTTATGAGGGCGATATTGTCTCGTATTGGGCCGGTACAATGTTTGCAGATAAGAAAGGTAAACATTATCCAAATACCCCACCGTATTATTTTAGTAAAACTAAGAATAAAAATGTTGCGATAGTTTACGAAGCGCCTTCATTTAAGATAAAAAACGGGAACCCTTTAGGATCTCAATACCTTAAAGAAAGCGATATTGAAGTAATCGGCAACATACATCAGCACCCTGAACTAATAGAGGCGTAGAAAATGAGACAAACAGAAGAAGAGATGATCGCAGCGTTGCAGGCCAGTATTGATGGTGAAACTATGCAAATAAGGCCGCATGACTTCGATGAAGAAGACTGTTTTACCAGTATGCCCTGTGAGCCTAATTGGGACTTTTCAACACTGGAGTACAGAGCCAAGCCAAAGCAAAAGCAATGTTGGGTAGCTTTTAGTTCAGCTGGTGTTGTTTGTCATGCGATAACGGATGAAAAAGATAAATTGACGCATTATAACTACACCCCAATGACAGAACAGCTTTAGCAGTACCAGCCATCGTTACACTCCTCATGCGGTGGTTGATGTTTGTGCGGTCTTAGGGCCGCACCTTTTTAATTCAGCAGGTAAATAGATTATGAATATTAGTTTTAAAATGCTTTTTAATTCAATGCGAAACCTACCAGAACCAACTAGGCACGGTGAAACCTACGGACTCAGAGTGGAAAGGCGTATAGATGATCTTAGAAGTTCACTCGAATCGCCATTAGATGATTTGGGTTCAGAGTTAGTAGATAAGGTGATTTCGTACGATGTAGTCACTTTGGTATCTGTAAAATACAGTTTGAGCCAAAACAATTATTGGTTTGAATGGGAATTGAAAATATAACCCGCTAAACGATTAACTAATTAGGCAAAGATTATGATTAAACTATTACAAGGTGATTGCCTTGAACGAATGAAAGAGATACCAGACGGCTCGGTTGATATGGTTCTGGCCGATCCACCGTACGGCACAACCGCTTGTAAGTGGGATTCAATCATACCACTAGATCCAATGTGGAAGCATTTGAAGCGCGTTATTAAGCCTAATGGTGCTATTGTTATGACGGCTAGCCAACCGTTTACTACAACACTTATTAGTTCAAATATGAAGATGTTTAAGTATTGCTGGGTTTGGGATAAAAAAATACCTAGCGGCATGAGCTACGCAAGATTTCAGCCAATGCGTAGAAGTGAGGACGCAATAGTTTTTTGCGCTGGAAAGACAGTGTATAACGCTCAAATGGTTTTGAGAGAAAAGCCGATAAAAGGAGGGGGAATGTCTAAAGGCGAAACAACGAACAACCAAAAATTAAAAGCATTAAAAAAGACCTACACCCACAAAAACCCCACAAACATAATTGAGTTTGACAAGGTTCGTCGCGGAAGTGTACACCCAACACAAAAACCAGTCGCCTTGATGGAGTACCTAATCAAAACCTACACCAACGAAGGCGAGACAGTCCTAGACTTCACAATGGGCAGCGGCACTACTGGCCTAGCAGCTAAAAACCTTAGCCGTAATTTTATCGGCATAGAGCTAGACGAGACTTACTTTAACATTGCAAAAGATAGGATAAACGAGTAAAATACAAAGACGCGCCGTGATAAGCGCAAATGCAGGTATAGATCAGTCTCTTTTAGTCAGTCGATTTGTACCGCCCCGACTAACCCCATAGTCAACCTGCTCGGAATTATCACCAAGTCGGCTGAACTAAAGGAGATTGATTTGAAATACGAAATTAAGAACTGGTCACAATTCCAGCAGTATAAAGATGACCGCCCTCTGCATTGGATTAAGCTCCATAACTCACTTTTAGACGACTTCTCGTTTAATCAATTATCTGAATCATTGCAACTTCAACTATTAAAACTATGGTTAGTCGCTTCTAAAACTGGCGGCAAGGTCGAGGGTAATGATAAATGGCTTGCACAATTAACCAAATTAAAGAAAGTTGATATAAATCAATTGATTACATCGGGTTTTATTATCCGTACGGATTTGTACGATAATTTACAAGAAATCCCTAGAGAAGAGAAGAGAAGAGAAGAAGAGAGTATAGAAGATAATAGTAGAATAGAGAATACTATTGTCCCGCTAAAGCGAAACCACGCTAAGGATGTTTTTGTTTATTGGCAATCAATAATGGATCACCCAAAAGCCGCTTACGATAATAAACGTGAGGCTTTGATAAAAAAGAATCTATCCCATTACTCGAGTGAAGATTTAAAGAAGGCTATTCATGGTTGCTCACTTACCCCGCACAACATGGGAGATAATGACAGGGGGGAAAGATACGATTCAATTGAATTGATATTTAGAACATCCTCGCAGATTGATCGATTTATGAAAAACTCTGACAAACCACCTGCCGGTAATATTAAAACCATTGAGCAAACCAACAACGAGGCTCAGGCGCAAGTTGACCGTGTAAAAAAACACCTAGGATTTGAATTATGAATAAAAATGATTTTGACCAATTTGGCCCAGTATGGCGCGCAGCTAGTGAAGTTTACAACGTAACGCCGACAGACGCAGCGTTAGGGTTAACCTTTCGAGTTCTGGAAAAATACGAACTGTATGATATAAAAGTCGCTATTGCTGATTACCTGGCTACTGGTCAATTCCCACCAAAGCCTGCCGACATCATCCAAAGGCTGACTTCGAGAGACGGTAGACCTTCGGCTGATGAGGCATGGGCAATCGCAATCAGATCATTTGATGAATATCAAACGGTCGTTATGAATGATGATATTTCAGGCGCACTCGAACAAGCACGAGACATTTATTACGATGGCGATAAGGTAGGCGCTAGGATGGCGTTTAAGTCCGCGTATGACCGAAACATAGGTGATAGCAGGCGTGAAGGTGTTGCGGTCAAGTGGTGGCCTAGCATTGGATTTGATATTGACGGTCGTAGGGATGCGCTAGAGCAAGCAGTGGTTCAAGGGTTATTGCCTAGGGCGCAAGTCGATAAATTATTACCAGCACCACTCGAGATAAACCCGGGTAAATTATTAACGCTAGCGAAAAAAGCCGAAACGATGACAAGCGAAGAAAGGGCAAGTCAACTAGCAAGCGCCTGTAAGGGTGAATTGTGAAAATTAAACGAATCAAATCAATAGTTATAAATTGCCGCCCATTTTGTATAAAGTGGGATAAAACACATAACGGAGGTTGCTTTGACTTTTACGACAACTCTATTGAAATTGGGGTTAAAACAAATACAGAAATTGAGGTTCTAGCCGTTTTATCGCACGAACTAATGGAGATATGCGCTTGCGAAATGCATGTTAGATTGAGCCGTCCTGATTGCAGTAGCGATTACATTTTTGTTTATGATCACCGGCAATTCACAACAATGATGAATATGTATTCTAGTGCGCTACATCAGTTTATTTCGTGAGTTGCGTAAACGAATCAAATAACCTGTTGACCTGTAGCCACAAGTCTATATAATGGGCTTTATCAACTAACGAAACGGAAGAAAGAAAATGAGCCAAACAATCGAAAGCACTAAAACAATTTACGATCACAACGGCGTTGAATGCATCAGGGCTTTTTTTAAGGAAAGTAATTTATTTAAAGATGTAGACGCAGATATTTATCCAATGTGGCTTGAAGCAAATGATTATCAAGAAGTCAATTAACGGATAGTCGGAATAAGACAATAACCAAACGGCCTCTTAATTGAGGCTTTTTGGGTGTAAGGTATACTCCTTTTGACGAGAACTCTTTTTAACGAGAACTGAGGAACTTTAATTATGAGCTAATCTACCCACAAATCCAACAGCAGTTGGTAGCCTCTTAATTGAGGCTTTCTGGGTATGAAAGAAACTAAAAAGAAAGATACGACCTACTTGATGGACAATCAACACGCTAAGTTGCCTTTAGATAAAGCATTAAGCGCTACTTTGAAGGTACGCTGTAATAGTCCTGAGCTTCAACGATGGAAAGACAAAGCGGCTAAGTCAGGTCAAAGCTGTAGTAGATGGGTAAGATTAAAACTAAACGAGGATTGAATAATGATGTCCATCAAGATAGTCGGGATTATTTTTATTGGGATTTTTTTAAATATAATAATTGCTAGTGCGGGTTGGTATCTACAAATAACCCCTGAGATATTCTTTTTACCCGGGTCTATTGCTGGTGTCATAATTGGTTTAATGTCGTTTAAATTTATT